CAAGAGCATCGACGCTGAGACAGCTGTGGCCATCACCAGTCGCATCGAAGACACCAGGACACCGCTAATGAAGGAGAAGCAGATGCAAGACATGACACCAGATCCAGAAGGACTCAAACGCATCCACGACATGATCAAGGGTGCAGTCAAACCCGTCACACAACCAGCAAAGGAGTACCAGATGCCGAAGTCAGGAGACACCGTCACCGTTGCAAAGATGAAGAAAGAGATCGCCAAGAAGAAGCAATCGAAGGCGACTGATACGCTACCTTCAGAGGTTGCTAATGAGGAGCCGTCACATAGGCAACCTGAAGCTGTGGATAACTCAGTACATAGGCAACCTCATCGGCTACATCCAGAGGTTGCGCTAAACACAAAGAACATAGGTATAGATAAGGTATTAAGGTTATTTATAAATAAAGGTTTTAATGTTCTAAGCAACCAAGAAATAATCGAAGCGGTTGTTGAACATGTAAGCGCTGCTGAAGTTGAAACGCTGATCGATAGGTTGTCAGAACGCTACGCATCCGAAGGCCTGGCGCTACCGACCGATGGCGCGGTGCTGGCAAACGACCTGATCACGCTGCACGCAGACCAGCTGACAGCACGGCATGGCATTTAAACGAACGAGAAGGCACCCACAAGGCGCGATCATGGGTCAGGTGATAGGCAGACATGGGTCAGGCAGGAAAACGGCTTGTAGCGCGTTCTGTGCGGTCTGTACAAAACCCATACGTTCGTCTGCGTGTTGGACGTGTCCGGCAGGCAGGGGGTGCGCTGACGTGTCTGCATCCGACCGGAGCTCGAGGCCTGCGGTTCTGCAAACGCATCTGGTTGCCAGCTTGGCATGATCGCTGTCAGAAAGGCACCCTTTCCCCCCTCCCCCACACGGTGGCGTTGCGGGGCTCTGACAAAAATTTTCCCTACTTTTTCATGGAGGTTGTATGGCTTATGAGATGAGACCTGGACAAGGCTCTGCTTTCAAGAACGACAAGAAGACGGAGGACTGGCACCCGGCGTATCGGGGTCGGATCATGTTGCCGGATGGGTCGGTGCATTGGCTGGACGCGAGCCCGAAGAAGACTAAGGCGGGCGAGACCTGGTTGGCGATCAAGATCGGCGCTCAGGTGGCTGGTGGTGAGCCGTCTGCGCACAACCAGGCGAAGGCGAACGGCTACCAGCCGCAGCCGTCGAACGACGAAGACATCCCCTTCTGATGGCTGCCAAGAAACAATCCAACGTGGTACCGCCCCTGACGAACTGGGGTGGTACTCGCTCGATACAGCGTCGGTTGGAGCGCTCAAACACCCTGATCCAGAACCGTGAGGCGGTCAGCTATGCCTTGCTGTGCATGGCCAATACCAAGATCACGGACATCATGTCTTGGGATGAGGACGGCAACGTCAAGGTCAAGGCGGCGCACCAGATCCCTGAACACGCTTTGCAGGCGATCAAGAAGGTCTCGGTCAGGACGGACAAGGAAGGCAACAGCTTTTTGGACATCGAACTGTACGACAAGGTGGGCGTGCTGCGGTTGCTGGCAAAAGCGTCTGGCTTGTTGGACAACCCTGATGAGAATGACAAACCGTCTGTGATCGATGTGAACGTGGTGGCACCACCAAGGGGTGAGCAATGACAAGAGATGACATTATCCGCATGGCGCGTGAGGCTGGTTTGATGGTTGAAACCAGCGACGGGTGGGATGTTTGGCAGCCTGACAACCTTGAGAGCTTTGTTGCTTTAGTTGAGCAGGAACGTGGCAGAAAATATCCTATAGCTTTGACGCATGAGCAGTACAACATAGTCGTTGAAGCTGCAATTGCCGATGGCGCAGCGGCAGAACGGGAGGAATGCGCGAAGGTATGCGAAGAATGGTTGCACGGGGAATGGCATAACCAAGGGGTAATTGGTGCAATGATGATCCGCGCAAGATCAAAATGAGTCTCTGGAGGAAACGTGGCAAGAACGAAAGAACAGTCGGACAAAGCAGTCTCAGGCGCGGGCCTGAACCTGGACTTCAGTCAGAGCCCAGTGATTTACGACTTCATCCAGAGCAACGCCTTTGTGCAGGGTCTGATGGGGCCGGTGGGCTCGGGCAAGTCATACGCCTGCGCGGCAAAAATCTTCCTGAAGGCGATCAAGCAGAAGCCTTCGCCGATCGACAACATCCGGTATACGCGCTTTGCGGTGGTGCGAAACAGCTACCCAATGCTGAAGACCACGACGATCAAGACCTGGCTGGATCTGTTCCCTGAGGCTACCTTTGGCCCGATGCTGTGGACGCCGCCGATCACGCATCACATCCGACTACCCGCCCGCGGGGATGCCACAGGTATCGACTGCGAGGTCATCTTTCTGGCGTTAGACCAGCCCAAGGACGTCAGAAAACTGCTCTCGCTCGAGCTGACCGGTGCCTGGGTCAATGAGGCCCGAGAACTGCCCAAGGCGGTGATCGACGGCCTGACCCACCGGGTCGGACGCTACCCGACCAAGCGCGACGGTGGTGCGACCTGGCGCGGCATCTGGATGGACACCAACCCGATGGATGACGACCACTGGTGGCACAACATGGCCGAGAAGGAAAAGATGACCGGCCCGTATGCCTGGCGGCGTCATGGAGGTCGACGCTGACCACCTGCCCGACAACCCCGAGGCCAATGATCATGTGTTTTCTGCCGGCAAGTGGTGGAAGGTCAACCCGCAAGCCGAGAACATCAACAACCTGCCTGGTGGCTACTACCCGCAGATGCTGCTGGGTAAGAACCTAGACTGGATTCGCTGCTATGCCGGCGGTCTGTACACCTACGTCCAAGAAGGCCGACCCGTCTGGCCGGAGTACGAAGACTCGGCCATGTCGGGCGACACCGAGGTCGAGCCGGGTGTGCCGATCCAGGTAGGTCTCGACTTCGGTTTGACGCCTGCGGCCACGATCGGGCAGCGCCTGCCCAACGGTCGCTGGCTGATCCACCATGAGATCGTCACCTTCGACATGGGTCTCGAGCGGTTCGGGATGCAGCTGCTGGCCGAGCTCAACCAGCGGTATCCGAACCATCAAGTCATGCTCTGGGGCGACCCGGCAGGTATGGCGCGAGATGCCATCTACGAGGTCACCAGCTTTGAGTTTCTGCGCACGCTGGGGCTGCGAGCTCAACCGACGGCCAGCAACGATTTCAAGGTGCGCCGGGAGGCGTCTGCCGCCCCGATGCAGCGCCTGATCAACGGCAAGCCTGGGCTGATTGTCAACCGGCAATGCAAGCTGCTACGCAAAGCCCTGGGCGGTGGTTATCACTTCAAGCGTGTGGCGGTCGGCGCAGGCCAGGAGCGGTTCCGCGATGCCCCCAACAAGAACGAGCACTCACACATCGGTGATTCGTTCGGCTACCTGATGCTGGGCGGCGGCGAATACAACCGCATGACCCGCTCGCTTTCCTACGGTGCCGCACCACCCAAGCCGGTGACCGCGAGCATGGAGTTCAACCCGCTTGATTGATATATCCAGCTGATATCAAAGCGCCTTGTATATGACCAATTTCCAATAGAATCGCTTGCTATATGGACGACAACATCGAGATCGATCTGAACATCTCGCATCACTTCAGTGATGGGGTGTATGCGCGAAAGATGCTGCTGCCTGCTGGGCATTTCGCGGTGACTCATGCGCATGAGTACGACCATCTGAGCATTCTGGCTGCGGGCGTGGTGGAGCTCGAGGCCGATGGCGTGGTGCAGATGCTGCGTGCGCCGGCGTGCGTGACCATCCTGGCGAACACGCATCACCAGATCACAGCGCTCGAAGATGCGGTCTGGTTTTGCATCCACGCAACCGACGAGACCGATGTCGACAAACTGGATGAAGTTCTGATTAGGAGGTAGTCATGCCATTCTTCATTGCGGGCGCGATCCTTTTGGGCTCTGCCTACACCGCCAACGAATCGCGCAAGGCGCGCAGAGAGGCCGAATCGCAGCAGCGGGCAGCGCTTGAGCGACAGGCTGCAGATCAAGCGGCATTTCAAACAAAACTGTCTGAGCAGACTTCGGTATTCAGTAGACAGGCCGGCGCGCTCGAAGAGCAGTCGCGGCTTGCGAAAGAGCAGCTTGCATCCACGACGAAGGCAATGTCTGAGCAGCTGTCGGTTGCGCAGAATCAGCTGGCGCTAAACACCAAGGCCTACGAGACCGGTGTCTCGCAGTACGAGGCCTCGCGCATGGAGATGGAGCGCAAGGCCAAAGAGATCCAGGGTCAGATCGATGAAGAGCGCCGCAAGGCTGCAGAGCAGCAAGCAACCCAGCTCAAAGCTCGCACCCGCGGTGGCCGCCGCGCCCTGCTCTCTCAAGAACGTCTGACGCCCGAGCTCGGCATCACCCAAGACACCCTCGGCGCTGGCATGGGGATGATGTAATGGCGACCGGCCCAAGCATGTACCAAAAGAAGCAGGCCGCACGTCGTGCGACTGCAGACATCGAGCGCCTGGCTAAGACATACCAGAGCGGCCTTTTTGATGTCGCCCAGGATCAGGCCACTGGTTTCAAGAACTGGACTGCTCAAACCAAAGCGGTGCTCGACCCCTACGAGGCCGCGGTCAACAGATACACGCAGCAGGACTTCCCTGCCTACCAGAGTCAAGTGCTGGCTGCGAATACTGCGTTTCAACAACAGTCGCAGGCATACGCCCAAACGATGGCGAACTACGACGCCCAGGTCGCGGCATATCAGCAGCGGTTGAATGCGTACAACGCAACACTGGCCAATATTGCTGCGAATCCGACCGAGAGAGTGAGCGCCACTGCGGTATCCCAAGGGCGGTCAGGCACGTCTTACAACATCGGTGGCCAGCTGTATTCGCAGAACAACCTGCCGTCTGGGTACTTCATTGACACCGTCGTGACCGGTCAAACGCAAAACAGAGGCCGGACGGTCGATGTCACAGAGCAGCAGGTGTTTCGTACACGCGACGTTCCCGCATTCAGCGAGGCACCGCCGCAAGCGCCGAACATTTCTGCGCCGACGCTCAGTCTACCGACGCCACCGTCTGCGCCATCAGCGCCGCAGCTGCCGACGTTTGAGACAGGTCAGTTTCAACAAAAGCGCGAAGAGCTCGGCAAGACATACGAGCGCGAGGTCGGTGAGCGTAAAGCTGCAAAACAAAACGTCGTCATGCGCCGCATGAGCCGCGGCATGTTGCAAGGAGCTTGAGATGCAGGGTCTATACGCAAACATTCACGCCAAGCGCGAGCGCATCAAAGAAGGCTCTGGCGAAAAGATGAGGAAGCCCGGCTCGCCCGGTGCGCCAACCGATGCTGCTTTCAAGGCATCAGCCAAGACGCGCAAGACTAAGCGCCCAATGCTGGACGAGTACAAGGTCGAGGGATGAGTAAGTACAAAGACCCCGAGGGCGGTCTGACCGAGGCTGGCCGGCGCAAGTTTGAGGCGTCCGGTGAGAGCAACAACCTGCAGCCTGGGGTCAAGGACAGCTCGCCGTCTGGTGAGCGAGCTCGCCGCAAGGGGTCTTTTCTGACTCGGTTCTACACCAACCCGAGCGGGCCACTGGTCGATGACGATGGTGACCCGACCAGGTTGGCGCTGGCCGCAAACGCATGGGGCGAGCCGGTGCCGCGCACAAGACAAGCAGCAGCCAGGTTGGCCGCAAAGGGTCGCAACCTGCTGGAGCGGTACAAGCTAGAAAAGGAAGACTGACATGGAATACAAGACGCCGCTCGGTGGTAAGCGCCTAAAGCCCGAGGAAATCATCAAGCGCCAAGCTGCAGCTCAGACCAAGAAGGATGAGTTTCAGCAGCTGTACCAAGATGCCTACGAGTTTGCCCTGCCCCAACGTCAGCTGTATGGCGTCTGGGAGGGAGGCGCGACCGGTAGCAAGAAAATGGCGCGGGTGTTCGACTCGACTGCGATCAACTCGACCCAGCGCTTTGCCAACCGTCTGCAGAGCGTTGTTTTCCCGCCACAGCGTAAGTGGTCACGCCTTGAGCCTGGCCCGTCGATCCCGCTTGACCGCAAGCAGATGGCGCAAGCGATCCTCGATGCGTACAGCGACAAGATGTTTGACGTGCTGAAGCAGTCCAACTTCGACATCGCGATCGGTGAATTCCTGCTGGATCTGGCGGTCGGCACTGCCTGCATGATGGTGCAGCCGGGTGATGACACCAGCCCGATCAACTTTGTGCCGGTGCCGCTTTTCCTGGTCAGCTACGAGGAAGGCGCGAACGGCCAGGTCGACAACGTCTACCGCCGGATGCGGATCAAGGGCGAATCGATCGAGCGCCAGTGGCCGGACGCCAAGCTGTCCGACAACATGAAGCGCCGCATTCAGGACAAGCCGACCGACGACATCGAGCTCCTCGAGGCAACAATCTTCGACGCTGGCCGCGGTGACTACTGCTACCACGTCATCGACAAGATCAGTAAAGAGGAGATT